TATCAACATTAATAGTACTCATGGTATTATTGTTAAGGTTGTTCCTACTGGAATGGTTAATGTTTTCCCTACACACATTGCTAAGGGTGATTTATATGTTAAGTTTGAGTTAGCTGGTAATGTAATATCTTCATTAATACATCCTACTACTGTAAATCCATTTGCCCAAATTGAAGCTGCAATGGCTGTAGTTGATGGGGTATTAGGAGTTATATTAAGTTGATCAATAAAATCTTGAACAGTAATTGCGCCAACAACATACTCATCAGTTCGTCTGTTATCTCTAAGACCAACAGGAATTAATGTTTGCGCAGGATTAACCTGAGTAACTACGCTTTTTGATTTTACCCAGTGTATAAAATTTAATAATTCCATGATTTATATGTTTAGTTACTATAATATACTAAAAATTATTCAGATAACAAAACTATTATTAATATTAATATATCCCAATGCAATTAGACTCTTGGGCTACAAATTTTGTACCTCCATCAATGTCTACTACATCACAATAAGATAATTGACGTGGAGTGATTAGAACTTCATCACCCTCTTTGCAGAATGTAACATTTTCTCCTACAGCAAACACTTTTAATCTTGTGTAATGTTTTACAAGATCTTTTTCTAGCGATGCTTGTGCTTCTTGACTTAGTTCTAATCCTTTAATTTTGGATTCATAAGTTGGTTTGTTTAAAATAACCACATTTCCTTGATACTTTTTCATACTTTATTATTTATTTAATTATTACATTTTTTAATCTTGATAAAACATCTGCTGCGGTATGCCCGTCATAAGCTTGTTTAATAATTATTTCTTCAGGGCATTGAAACAAATCCCAATCTGACATTTCATAATGGTTTGAAATTTGACCATCTGGAAGAATTGCCATTACAATAAACCACCCTCCATTATAACACGGAGTACCATCGTTATGACAAGTTGATTTATGTACATCATAAAGGCCTTCTTTAGCCCACGCATTAAATGCTACAGCATTATACATTTTTCTAAATGCATATAGCTCATCAAAGGTATGGTGTCCATCAGATATATTACCTAGATCCTTAAGTCCGTCTTTATCATAAATCTTATTGAACTCTTCTTCTTCAACAACATAGTATCCTTCATGATCATTTTTAACAATCATATCTCCAACATGAGCACGAGTTGGCCCATTTATAGTATCAACTTGAATTGTAGGGTGACCTTCTTTAACAAAGAGAACTGACTGTTCTCCGTCCATGAACTCAGATATTTCATCCATTGTTCTTAATGACGCATCAACAAACTTAATTGCTTCTACTACTGTTGGTTTTTTTATGTATATCATAACTATTTTAATTTATAAAATTTACCTAATATATTACCATTTAGAAACTCGTCATTCTCCAGTACTCCTAATGAGAACTGGTACTTACATTCATAATACGACAGAGTCTGTTTACTATAGCAAATCATTATTATCTCTCTACGGATAGCAATTCCTGCTTTATGAGCAAGCTTTAATACTTCATTGCTACTATAGTAATTTTGATATGTTGATTTGCGAACTCGCTTATATGTCTTCAGACGTTTATCACTTGGTAGATCCTTTTTGCTTAACTTAGTCTTTACATCAGCATAGAAATTCTTCTTACCAATATATCTGTAGGAGTGGTCATTAGTAATTGCAAGCATCTCATACACAAACCCAACAGCACCCTCTGGGATCATATCTTCAGTAAACTCCTTTCCTTCGTATACCCACATTATGCTTTGTTTCTGTTTCGCAACTGCTCCATAAGAATCTTCTTATCCTCATAGATCTCTTTTTTTAATGAACCAACTTCTTCATTAATAGAATACTTATAATAAGCAGGCGTTATCTGATCTGTACCAATACCTATACAAAAGTAATGCGTATAAATCTTTATTCTAAGGCCGTTCATTATAGTATGTCTGACAGTCATGTCACAAATATATAATTATTTTCCTTGACCGCGATATATTTTTTTATATTTTTTTGAAGACTTCAATTGTGAGCTACCAGACTTAGCGTGTATCCCTGGTCTAGAAATCTTTTTTGTTACTTTAGTAGTTAAACTACTGTCTTTAATTTTTGCCATGATTATTATTTATTAACAGTTCCATTTCCGAAGAGCAAGAGTCTTTCTTGTAGGTTTTCCATTTGGTTTTTTAGCAGGGCCTGGCATACCAGACATTCTAGCACAAAAACTTTTTCTTCTCTTAGCATCTTTGCTTCCTGCTTTTAACTTAGACGGCTTAGTTGTTACTGCTGTCTGAAGTTTACTGCCGGGATTAGCTGCTCTATAAGATGCTACACCCTTTGCATTCAATCCTCCTTTAGGATCTTTACCTTCTTTTCTGGTCCATGCTGCTGTTTTTGCCATTACTTTTTCTTTTTAGTGGTTGGTTTTTTCATGTTGCGACCAATCATCATTCCTGCTTGAAAAGATTTTTTAGCCTTTTCTCCACACTCTGACTTTTTTGATGTTTTTGTAGCTGCTGTCTTTGCCATAATCATTATTTATTATCTATGTCTTGCAGTTTTTGCTGCAATCTTTTTTGGTTGTTTAACAAATTGTTTTCCTTTACTATTACCTTTAGCTTTTGCTTTATTAGTAGCAGCTTTTTCAGAAGCACTTAAAGCATCCCATGCCGAAGCTGGCAAATATCTTTTTTTCCCTTTTGAAGGTTTACCATCTGAGGTTGTCCATTTCTCATTAGTCCACTTCTTTAATGACGCTTGTTGTTTTGCTAGTGCCATTACTTTTTCTTATTTATTTTTTTCTTAGCAGTTTCAGACAACTCTTTCAAATGAAATAATTTTACACTTGTTTTACCATGTGTCTTTCCTGAAAGCAAAGTGCCATCCGGCATTTTATGGTAGCCACCTTTGTGTAGCGTACCATCTTTTTTATAATGATTAACTCCTTTCATTTGTATCCTCCTCCTGATTTTTTATATTGAACTGCAAGCAATTGCGCTTTGCGCGCAGACCATTCCCCTGGGTCCCCGCCTTTTGTACCTGCTTTAATTTTATTAAAAAGATTCTTACGCATACCAGGTTTAGTATAATTACCGGCTGCATTTACTTTACTTTTAGTAGCTTTCTTAACTGCCATTATTTCTTAGCTTTAATTTTTTTTTTAACTTGCGGATAAGGATTTTCTTTATGCCATTTCTTACTAGCAGCTTCACCTTGCTTGACTGTTTTAGATCCAGCCTTCTTGGTTAAATTGATAGTGTCCCACTTTCCATTATCTGAAGATGGGTGGTTTACCATTATATCACCGGGCTTACCTTTACCACTCTTTGTAGTTTTTTTATAAACTCTATGCTTTTCCCCACCAGCTTTTATTGTAGCCATTTTTTTAGTTTCTAGAGAAGAACCTTTTTTTAGGTGCTTCTATTTTATTACTCTTTATTTTTTCAATAATCTTGTTTGCTTCATCTTCAGCATAAGTTATAACCTTTTCTTCTTTGTCTTTTATATCCCAGTTATTTAGTAAAATGCCCATGTGCATAGTTTCATGCATAATAGCCGTGGCCTTTTCTGTAACAGAGTATTTCTTAAAGGTTCCTAAATTTATAAACAAGAATGGTTTATAAGGATCTTTAGCAGTTAACTTTTTATCTGCCGGATCATAATTAGTTAATCCATATAAGTAAACTCCATTACCTTTAGTCATATCTACTTCTTCAGCCTGGGCATCAGCTCTATTTAACCCGTGCATCTCTTCTACTTTATAGTAGTCAAAGACTTCAGTAGCATTATTACCTATAAGTAAGATATACTTACCCATATCAATTTTCTTCATAGTATAATATACTAAATATTATTTTAAAATACAAATTTACTATTTTGTCACAAATATCTACTATAGATGTGACATAGTTTTTTACCAACCCCCACTATTACTTTCTTCTAAAGAATACCCCCTGGGATGTTAAGTTTATTGCACTAAAAACTGGACAAACTGTAGGTAATGGCAATCTTTATTAGTATATTTATATCTAACTTTTTAAATACTTATTATGAAAACACTTACAATTTTATTAATCCTGGTTATCATAGGATTCTTATGGCTGGTAGCAAACGTCATGCACAAGCCAACCCTTGATCAATTCTCATCAAGGTATCATGAAGACAAAGACGGAATAAGAATAGCTAATATCTGCGTATCAATAATGCTTGCACTTGCCTTTGTAATAGGCTTGTTATTTTAAATTTCAAAGAATGTAAAGGTGAGGGTGGGGTCTCTATATCATTGACCCCCCACCCAAAGCCATAGAGGTGGTACCCCCCTACAAAATCCTAAGCCAAAGAAAAATTCAGGAAACATTTCTGGAAAAGCAACCACAGGGAAGACACACA